AGCTACTCACTTCCAGTCAGCGATATGATCGGGTGATTTATATACTTTTCGGTGTTTTTACCTATATACTATAGGCACTAATGCTTAAGGAGTATATAATGGAAAAGTATGGTTTTATCTATGTGTGGTATGATCGTAAACATAAGAGATATTATGTTGGGTCACACTGGGGAACCGAAGATGATGGATATATTTGTAGCTCTAATTGGATGAAACAAGGATATTCACATCGTCCTAAAGATTTTAAGCGTAGAATTATAGCTAGAATATATTCATCAAAGAAAGATCTTCTAATTGAAGAAAATCGTTGGTTGTCTATGATTAAATCTGAAGAAATAAAAGTCAGATACTATAACCTCAGAATTTGTGAATTTGGACATTGGTCAGCCGATAAAAATTTAGAACAGTCTACAAAACAACGTATTTCTCAAAAGACCAAAGAAGCCATGCAGAGGCCGGAAGTACGAGAAAAATATCTTAATGGATTGAATACTAGAGATAATAGATCTTCTGACTTAGAAGTTAGAGCTAAAAGATCTAAATCTATGATGGGTAAAAATGCTGGTAAAGATACTTCTAAGGCTGTAGAAGCATCCCGTTTGGTTAATACGGGAAGAAATATTTCTGATGATCATAAAACTAAAATTGCTGCGGCAGGCGTTTTTAAATCTATGAATAATAAAAGAATACATTGTAAGTATTGTGGTGTAGAGGGAAATCCGGGCAACATTGGAAGATACCACAACAGTAAGTGCAAATCAATAAATAGTTTATCGTTTACCGGATAGATACATGCCTACGACAAATTTCTTCTTTAACAATCAAAACTTTACAGCGGAACAGAGACTCCTTGATAATCTCACAGTAGAGATGATCAAGATCTTTGGCGTAGACGTGATCTACTGCCCACGTACTACTCCGAACATAGATAAGTTATTCTTAGAAGATCCCACTTCTGAGTTTAATAATGCAATTCATATTGAAATGTATATTAAGAACTTTGAGGGATGGCAGGGTGAAGGTGATATGATGTCCAAGTTTGGCATCACGATGGCCGATCAAATTACTTTCTGTGTATCTCGTACTCGATTCCAGGAAGACATTGGATCACAATATGACATGCTCCGTCCTCGCGAAGGCGATCTAATATTCTTTCCGATTCCAAATGCCATGTTTGAAGTCAAGTTTGTCGAACATGAATCTACATTCTACCAGACTGGATCACTCCAGTTCTTTGAATTGAAGTGTGAACGCTTCAACTACTCAGATGAAAATCTGGATACCGGAATTCAAGAGATCGATGTTATTGAGCCAAACTACAGCTTTGCGACTGATGGTTATAGACTGACCACAGAGAGCGGTCTATTCTTGACTACAGAATCTGGAAATAGATTAGTATCAGACTCTGCTCCCGAACCGGATGATATTGACGGTACTGTTCAAAATAAGTACTTTGAGCAGCAGGGTGGATATATAGATTTCAGCGTCAACAATCCATTTAGTGAGTAAGATATGTTAGGTAAAACTTGGTACTTTGGATTGATAAGAAAATACGTTACCATCTTTGGTACGCTATTCAACGATATCGTAATCAACCGCATCGATTCTAGTGATAATGCCTATAAGACCATAAAGGTTCCCATTGCTTATGGACCCAAGGAACGCTATCTAACACGTCAGATTCAGAATGAAGATCTACTCCGCCCAGTCTCACTAGTCTATCCTAGAATGGCGTTTGAGATTACAGACATCAGATATGATTCTGACAGAAAACTCTTTACGCTAGGAAAGGCTACTACTGGATCTTCTAATAAGGGCAATCTTCATACGCAGAACAATCCAGTTCCATATAATATAAGTTTTAGACTGTCAATCATCGCCCGTAATTCAGACGACGCGCTGAGAATAGTCGAACAGATCATTCCATATTTTACTCCTATTCTAAATGTTTCTGCTAATCTAATTCCAGAGATGAACTATGGAAATATCACGCTTCCATTGACTCTCAACGATGTCACTCAAGAAGAACTGTATGAGGGTGAATTCACTTCAAAAGAGTATGTCATCTGGACTTTAGACTTTACTCTTAAGGCCTTTCTATATGGTCCAACTAATGAAGCGAAAGTCATTAAGGAAGTCTTTGTCAACTTTGAAATTCCAGATGGAGAGATTACGACTTCTGTCATTGGAACTACAGATGTGCAAGAGCATATATATGTTAGGCCCGGTTTAACAGCCAATGGACAACCGACATCAAATGTTGATGCATCCGTCGCGGTAGCTAATATCAGTGCTACAGACGCGTATGGATTTATTGTAGAGTATGTAAGAGATGCAGATGAATAATGATAGTGGTAAAGATCGTATAGCTAATATTCTCAATATCACACCGACCATAAAAGAGAACGATCTAGTCATACACCAAGATACAGATAAAGTCGGTTCAGAAGAATTAGACAACGATATCAAATACGTCCGTGATATGATGTATGATACCATCAAGAACACTTCAGACGCCGTAGAAGAAATGCTTGAGATTGCAAAGCAGAGCCAGCATCCTAGAGCATTTGAAGTCGTGGCGACTCTTCTTAATACTCAGCGTGAAGCGAGTAAAGATCTGCTGGATCTCCATAAAAAGAAAAAAGACCTTAAACATGAAGATAAAGATGGTCCAGATACTATCAATAACAATCTCTTTGTAGGTTCAACGGCAGATCTATTAAAAATGATCAAGGGTAAAGATGTCGGACAGGACTAACTATCTAGGTAACCAAAATCTAAAAAGATCCGGCGTTAATATTGGATGGAACACTGAGCAGATTCAAGAGTACATAAAGTGCTCGGAAGATCCTGTATACTTTATCAAGACTTATATCAAGATCGTCAATATCGACAAAGGTCTAGTACCATTTGAAATCTGGCCTTTCCAACAAGAAATGGTCAAGACCGCAATCAATAACAGATTTGTAATCTGTAAGATGCCACGTCAGGTCGGAAAAACGACTACCGTGGCTGCACTTCTTTTATGGTATGTTTTATTTACAGATACTTTTAAGATTGCTATTCTAGCAAATAAAGAAAAGCAATCTCGTGAAATTTTATCTCGTATTCAATTAGCATTTGAACATCTTCCTAGATGGTTACAACAAGGTGTAGTTCAATGGAATAAAGGTAATATTGAACTAGAGAATGGTTCTAAAATATTAGCATCATCTACATCATCTACTGCAATCCGCGGTGATTCATTCAATCTAATCTATCTCGATGAATTTGCGTTCGTTCCAAATAATATTCAAGAAGAATTCTTTGCTTCAGTTTATCCTACTATTTCATCTGGACAAACTTCAAAGATTCTAATTACGTCTACTCCTAATGGAATGAATATGTTCTATAAACTCTGGACAGATTCAGAACAGGGTAGAAATAGGTATGAAAGAGTCTCAGTACACTGGTCAGATGTTCCAGGTAGAACACCAAAATGGCGTGAAGAGACTATCTCTAACACATCAGAACGTCAGTTCTCACAAGAGTTTGAGTGCGACTTTTTAGGTTCATCCAACACACTTATTGATGGTAAAGTCCTGCAGAGGCTGACTTATATTGAACCAATACATAGATCTAATAACGTAGATATCTATCACCAGCCGCAAAAGAATCATCGATATGTAATTGTTGTTGATACATCCCGTGGTGTAGATATTGACTATTCAGCCTTTGTAGTATTTGATATTACTACTATACCTTATAATATTGTTTGTAAATTTAAAGCTAATGATATATCTCCTTTAGTATATCCTAATGTAATATCTCAAGTTGGATATCTATATAATGAAGCATTTATTCTTGTAGAGACTAATGATATAGGTCAACAGGTTGCTGATATTCTTCATCAAGATCTAGAATATCCTGCAGTCATGGTTACTCAGACTAAGGGAAGAGCTGGCCAAAGACTATCTGCTGGATTTGGCGGTAAGGGTCGACCACAGTTTGGTGTCAGAACTACAAAGCAAGTCAAAAGAATTGGGTGCGGCAACTTTAAATCTCTAGTAGAGAATGATAAGTTGATCATCAATGACTTTGATCTTCTCTATGAAATGGCTCGATTCATCGAGAATAAAGCGTCATATGAAGCTGAAGAAGGTGAACATGACGACTTGGTAATGTGCTGTGTTTTGTTCGGCTGGCTTTCTAATCAATCATTCTTTAAAGATCTATCTGAGACTGATATCAGAAATGTGCTGGTAGAGGGAAGTAACTCTCTATTGGATGATGATATGACTCCCTTTGGATGGCAAGACGATGGAACAGACGAAGATGGTTCGGGCTTCTCATCAGACCCATTCTATGATATGGACGTTGGACCACATAGGTATTCATTCTAAAATATTAAATATATAAATACTATCGTGATCTAAACGCGCTTTTCTTTCATGAAGGAGATAGAGATGGCAATTCAAGTCAGCCCAGGAGTTAATGTAAGTGAAATTGATCTTACAACAGTAGTACCAAATGTTCAAACTACAACCGGCGCTTTCGCTGGTATTTTTAGCTGGGGTCCAGTCGGCCAAAGAAAGCTAGTAGATTCAGAAAATACTCTAGTATCAGTCTTTGGTAAACCTACCGCAGATAACTATGAGACATTCTTTACTGCTGCTAACTTCCTGGCGTATGGAAATAGCCTACAAGTCGTTCGTGTCATCGATGGCGCAAATAACGCTGTTGCTAACACAAACACAATCGGCGGCTTTGCAATCAAGAATGCAGACGACTACGCCAATACAACCATCAGCGGCAACGTAGCTTATATCGCTAAGTATCCTGGCTCACTAGGAAACAGCCTAAAGATCTCTGTCTGCGATAGCCCATCAGCATACAGTCTCGCAGTCAATGCCGCTTTCATTCAAACAACAAGTTCAAATGCATACGGCAATGTTTCTTACATCAGCATCAGCGCCAACAGCGGTGCTCAAACTGCTACAATCACATACGTAGCCAACCAAGCCGGTCAAGCTAACTCTGCTGCTCAAGCTACTACTAACTGGTTTACAGTAGGTGATTCAATCGATATTGGTAACACTACTACTGGCGTCCAGACCGTAAAGATCACCGCAGTAACTCCATCTAATGCTGAGACTGGATCTGCAGCAAATATCCAATCATATGCAACACTAAGTCTATCTGCTCCAGTTCTTCTACCGGCTAACGTGGCTAACCAGACCAGCACGACTTCTTATTGGGAATACTATGGTCTAGTTGATCGCGCTCCAGGTGTTTCTAACTACTCAACACAAAAGGGTTACACTGGTAAAGATGAACTACACATCGTAGTAGTCGACCAAAATGGTCTATTCACCGGTGCTCCCGGAACTGTTCTAGAAGTATTCAAGGGTCTATCACGCGCCACCGATGCAAAGACAGACGCTGGTGCGACAAGCTACTACAAGACAGTTCTAAATAATACTTCAAACTATATTTGGGCTGGTACAGATCGTTCGGGTGCAGTATCAAATACTGCAAACGCAATCGTAACATCTACAAATATCAATCCATATACTGCCACATTCATCGGTGGCGGCGACGGTAACTCAGAATCTAACTGCGCACTAACTGCAATTACCGGCGGCTTTGATCTATTCAAGAATAAAGAAGACGTCGATGTTTCTCTACTCCTAGCCGGTAAAGCACGCGGCGTATCTGCAGAGAGCACATCACCTTCTAGCGGTTCTGTGAACTACGGTACAGTAGCTAACTATATCATCGGAAATGTTGCTGAATACCGTAAGGATTGCGTTGCATTCGTTTCACCAGCTAAGGCTGACGCTGTGGTTCAAACTACAGCCGGTGATGCGGTAACAAACATGACCAACTTCCGCAATAATCTAGCTATTGCATCTTCTTACGCAGTAATGGATAGTGGATACAAGTATCAATACGATAAGTACGCTGATACATACCGTTGGATTCCTCTAAACGGTGATGTGGCTGGTACATGTGTACGCACAGATGCTGATCGTGACCCATGGTTCTCACCAGCTGGATTACAGCGTGGACAGATCAAGAATGTCACAAAGCTAGCCATCAGTCCAAATCAAACTCAGCGTGATGCTCTTTATAAGATCGATATCAATCCAGTAGTTACATTCCCTGGTCAAGGTACTGTTCTATA